GCGCTGACCACACCCGATGCGCTCATATCCCCAAGGGTTGTGGTTCCCGTCACGCTCAACGAAGCCAACACGCCTATGTTTGAAGCCAGGATGCCTGTGAGTTGGCTACCGTTGCCCACAAAATAACCGGAGCTGATTATGTTGCCCGTGGCAGTGACTATGCCCGTGGTGATCAGGTTCCCGCCGGTGATGTTGCCAGTTACGGAGACCGTGGTATTTTCATATAGTTCCGTAAAGTTATCATTGGCTTTGATGAATGCTGTGCGTAAAGAATCGCCCTGCCCATCATTGGCTGTGTCGCCTACGTTGATTATTTGTTGTGTCATATGTTTTGATCCAAGTGCTGTATTTACCAAAACTTTTGGCTTGCAGTTATCGGCTAGTTTGCTGCTAAATACACCAAACTGGAGCAACAGATGAGTTACGTTATTAATAACAGCAGGGGCAACATCATAGCAGTTGTGGCTGATGGAACCATAAACACCACGGCTGCACCTATTTCTTTGGTTGGGCGCGGGGTCACACCCTACGGGCTGCCCGAAAACGAAAACTACGTTTATCTATTAGAAAACTTTGCTAATTCTTCTGCGCCGTTGAATCCCATACTGGGCCAACTTTGGTATAATTCTAGTACAGATGTGATTTCAACCTACAGTGGCATTGACACTTGGGTCCCACTGGCCAGCCAAGATTATGTGCAAGCCCAAAAAGCATCCCCCGTATTTACTGGCGTTCCCATATCTCCCACTGCCGCATATGGCACAAATACCACACAGATAGCCACCACTGCTTTTGTGCAAAATGAAAAGGTCAGCCCCACATTCACAGGATCGCCCCGAGCTCCCACTGCCATATACAACACTGGCAATACCCAGATCGCTACTACGGAGTTTGTGCAGGGCGAAAAAGTCAGCCCTGTGTTCACTGGATCACCACAGGCTCCTACTGCTGTATACGCCACTGGAAATACTCAAGTAGCTACCACTGCATTCGTGCAGGGTGAAAAGGTCAGCCCTGCGTTTACTGGCGTGCCCACAGCACCTACTGCTGCTGCCAACACAGCTAATACACAGATCGCTACTACTGCCTACACAGACAATGCCATAAACGTGTTTTCTGGTGTGGTTTCAGGATCCTACGCACCCATAAACAGCGCCACACTCACAGGCACACCAAGATCCACTACCGCTGCTTATGGCACTGGTAATACACAAATAGCCACCACTGCATTCGTGCAAGGTGAAAAAGTTAGCCCTGCGTTCACTGGAGTGCCCACAGCACCCACTGCCGCAGCCAACACATCCAACACCCAGATAGCTACCACTGCTTTCGTGTATGCTATCACAGGTAGTTTGGGCACAATGAGTCAACAAAATGCATCTGCTGTGTCAATCACAGGCGGTGATATTTCAGGCATCACTCCATTGTCTGTGTCTTACGGTGGAACAGGTTCAGATTCCCCTGCAGGTGCCAGGATCAATCTTGGACTTAGCACAGGTGCCACTACCACAGTGGGTACCATAGCCACACAAAATGCATCTGCTGTGGCGATCACAGGGGGCAGTATCACAGGCATAACTCCACTGGCTGTGGCAGATGGTGGCACAGGTGCTAACAATGCTACCGATGCTAGGACCAATCTTGGACTTAGCACAGGTGCCACTACCACAGTAGGTACCATAGCCACACAGAATGCCTACGCCGTAGCAATCACAGGGGGCAGTATCACAGGCATCACTCCATTGGCTGTGGCAGATGGTGGTACAAATGGTGTAGATGCAGCAAGTGCTCGAGCAGGCATAGGTGCCGCTGCCAGTGCCATAAGCATAACTGGTGTGAGTGGATTGACTGGAGGTGGCACACTTACTAATAGCCAAACTATAACTATCGCATCAGACAGCAATGGCTACGGAACTCGCACTGTGAGCACATCTGCACCATCGGGCGGTAGTGATGGCGATATTTGGTATCAGATCTAACTTATGGCGTCATCAATCGTAACAGTACCCTATAGTGGTAGTTTAGTGCAAGGCACGTTTACCACTCCATTTCCTGTGGCAGTCACAGGTTATCTCTGGGGCGCAGGTGGTGGTGCTGGGGGTAATGACAGCAGTCGCGGCGGCAATGGCCAAGGTGGTGGATTCTCACAGATTGACTTTATAGTACAACCCGGACAGACCATGAAAGTGGCTATTGGTGGTGGCGGTGGATCTGGTGGAGGTGGTGCCAACGCAGCTGGTGGCACAGCTGGAGCTAGTTGGCTAGGTGCCAACTATAATCTGCCCACTGATGGTGTTGTGCCCGATGTTCTTTATTACACACCATATTCGTATCCAGCTTATGCACAGTTTGTCAACAGATACGGCATATGGAACGGACAAGGCTATTATTATTGGTATGTGTACTTCCCAACGTCACGTGAGTATGCGTTGACCATTGGCGCTGATAATCATGCATGGTTGTACATTGACGATGTACTCATAATCGAAACGCCAGGGGACAGTTCATTCTCTAGTCCAGTGAGTACTTCTACTTTTGTGAGTCAAGGTTTTCACACTATAAAAATAAACGCAGTTGATTATGGACCCCCCGGATGTGTGGCTGCTGCCATGGACAATGGTTGGACTACACAGAGCGCACGTTTTCCCCCTACCACTAGTTATGGTGGAGCCGTGGGCGGGAGATCAGGCCCGCAGGGTAGTTCAGGTTCTGGAGGTGGGGGTGGCGGATCCACAGTGGTGCTATTGAACGATACTGTGGTAGGTGTTGCTGCTGGTGGGGGTGCAGGTGGGGGCGGCGGAAATGTTGATGCTGCCACTGGTGCTGCGGCCCCTGGCGGATATGGAACCAGCAATAATTCTGCAGGACAGAATGGGCAAAACAAAGGTGGTGATGGTGGCGGCGGCGGTGCAGGTGGCGGCGGTTATCGTGGCGGCAACGGAGGACCATGTCGCGGTGGAGATCAGGGCGGCGAAGCTGGAGTGGGCGGAACTTCTCTTGGAACATTAACTGCTAATCCCAGCGGAGTGACCCCAGGAGCAAGCACCAATCAATACTATGTGTCTGGTGTAGGTATAGGTGGCGTCAACAGCGTTTCGGCTGCGGCCGGAAATGGCTATGCTGTGTTTGTGTTTACTTTAGGTGGCACTTATGTAAATCAAGCTGGCTCTTGGGCAGCAGTGAGTCAGACCTATGTGAAACAAAGTGGCGTATGGCAACCGGTCAGCGTGGTCTATGTCAAAAGCAATGGGCAATGGATTCCCACTCAAGGATCTGTGCCTATAACATTCAGCGCCGTTAGTGGAAACTACGGCACACAGCCAAGACCTAACTAAACTGAAAAGCTGGAACCGCAGCCGCAAGTGCTGGATGCTGTGGGATTATTGATCACAAAGCTGGTGCCACTAAGATTGTCCTGAAAATCTATCTTAGAGCCTTGTAAGTATTCCATGCTCATGCTGTCTACTACCACTCGAACATCGTCGTAGTTGAAATCGAAGTCGCCTTCGTTCACGGTTTCGTCAAAGGTAAAACCATATTGGAATCCCGAGCAGCCGCCACCTTGCACAAAAACACGCAACATTAGGTTGGGGTTGTCTTCTTCCAAAACAAGTTCACGTAGTTTTGCTACTGCGCTATCAGTTAAATCAAGCATCATAGTCTTTCGTTGCAAACGTCCCAGTCAATGATCTTCCAGATATTGTCTAGGTATTTTTCTTTGTCCCACTGGTGGTCTAATGCCCAGGCATGTTCCCACCAGTCTACCAAACAGCAGATATCAGTACGCACAGCATGGTTGGCTATGGTCTTGATAGTGCCGCCGGTGCTGAGATATACCCAACCGCTGCCCTGTATCTTCATAGCAGTTTCTTTGAACTGCTGTTTGAAATCTTCCCAGGTCTTGAAGTTGGTTTCGATCAGTTCCAGCACAGCACCCCGGGGACGGTTAGCGCCTTTGGGTGCTCGGAGCTGTGGAAAGAATTTGTTGTGCAGAAAACTGCCTGCACGATTGAAATCAGCGTTGCCTTCCCCGGCATTGTAGCGTTTGGCATAGCCCTTGGCCAAGTGCTCAAAGTGATAGTCTAAGGTAGCTTTGCTCATCACAGGGTCCAGATCCTTTTCCCCATAAGGCAAAGGTGTGGTCTCCAGTTTGGCTGGACGAGTGCTGGCTTCTAGTAGATCGAGAGTTTGACGTATTTGCATACTAGTATTTATTTGCGACGTGTGATACGTCCACGACTGAGATCATAGGGTGTGAACTCTATTTCTACGCGATCTCCCAACAGCACTTTGATGTTGTTAGTTCGCATGCGCCCGCTGAGATATCCAATCACAAGATTATTGGATTCATCTATCCTTACGCGGAACATGGCAGCAGGCATGATTTCTTCTACCACACCCTCCATGTTTACTGATTCTTCTTTGGCCATTGGTTTGATTTATCTCCTGATTTGGGGTGGGTTAACTGTGCCCACATAATAATGTGTTCCCGGACAATGTATCATAAAAATATGCTCTCCGGATATTCCATTAATTTTGTTGTACTGAGACATAAATGAATTCCTGCGGGAATATTGTGCTTGTCCCATGCGAGGTTCGATATATTTAAAAAACTCTTTAAGTTGATCGAATTTGAAATGTGTGTCTTTATTGCCTTGGAATATATTAACATTCCAACTGGGATAAACGATATGTTTAG